TAACACCGATATATTTCAGGTAATCAACATAGTTTGAACCATAACGAGCGCGAGCTTCCTGATATTTTTGTAGTCCGAGAGCTTCTTTCCAGTCGCGAATGTTGAGAGCATCAGCGGAGGAGAGATCGGCATATACTTCTGGATTTGTTCCGTCTGAGTCCATAGCCAGATCGGAATTAGCAGCGGCATTATAGTGAGTTCCCTGGTGTACATCTCCATTTGTGTCATGCCATGTTGCGGCAAGTTGACCGGCTGTTCCGGCTTGACCATATAAACCCATTACCGGTGCGCGAGTTCCTACGGGGAGGGTAATATTTTGACCTTTTTGCGCCCAGGGGCGTGCAGCAGTGAATTGGTCTTTAGCCCACGATACTTTTCGGACAGATGTAGCGTCTTCAGAGACTTCCGCAATAAGGTCCTGGTCTCGATAAAAATCGTTATATATTTTGTTATAGGCTCTAACATGCAATGGAGAATAATCGTTGGTAGCATCGTTGTAAACTCCGAGATAGTCGCGAAGATTTCCTTCGACGTGGGCGCCTCCGGATAAAGTTGGTGGTGCTCCACCGTCTTCGCCAGTGATAAAATCTTCCCATCCAGACCATAATAGTCGGTAAGGTACATAGAAATGGTGGATTCTTACCTGACAAGGGTGCATAAGTGGTTTTAGTTGGGGAGTGACTCGAACTAATGCGGATGTAACTTGTTGCATTGAGTCACCTGGGAGCACTTCTACATTCCCAACAGGTATAAGTTCGCCCATGTCAAAGCTAGTAAGATGATAGTGAGAAAGGTTGTGTTTGTTGCGTTTCATAGTCGGAATCCTATTGCAGTTGGTCTGCGTGTCATTTTGCGTTTAGAATAATTTCTCTTAACCTTGCGGGTTGAGTAGCGTCTTTTTTGAGTATTTTTGCGTCTTCTGTACATATTTACCTCCGGTAGTTTCGGTATTGTGGTGGTGGTGCATCACGGAATAGAGCGTCCATTGTAGTTGATGAAGGGTCAGCAGATATTGCTAGTGATCCTGTGTTTTCGAGTGCCTGGGTAATATCGGAGCCTGGTATCCACTTCCATTTTCCAGATCGAGGGTCATAACGTTTTGTATGAGTCCATTGTTTTTTATTTGGTATATTAGGATCTCCGGTTGGGTTTAATTCCTCCCAGATTGAAGCTGCCTGTGCATTATTCAAATTTGCAGTTGATTGAGATACTGGATCAATTTTGTTGAGTTTTGAGCGTGTATATTGTTCAGCAACTCTTTTAAGTGGTGAGCCAGGGTCGGAACCTACATAAGATGGTGTTGCCTGATTTGGAGACATACCCATAGCGGCTAATGGATGTATTCCAGCCTGTTTTGCGTCTTCGACTTTCCATTTTACTCCGTTCTTGGCAAATTCTTTTTGAAGTTTCGCGTTTTTATCATTAGCTGATTTAGTTGAAGCAGCGTTTAGTATTGTTCCGCCGAGCATAGCTCCTGCAATTGCGAGTGACATGTTAGCAACCTTTTTTGCGGAGATATCCGCGTTGATTCCAGCGATAAGAATATTTGCGCTGGTGTTTAGGGCCTTTGAACAGATACTTTATTTTTCGAGCACGATGTACGAAGGATGGAGTCATTTTATTGATTAATGCACGTTTGAGACGATAAGTTCTAGATGCATTTTTGGGTGGTGTAGCTTTTACACGAAAGAAGGTTCTTGTATTACCTCTTCGGGTATCATGAGAGCGTTGGTTATATAGACCAGTTCTTTTATTTTGATAACGTCCGTATCTAGCCATAAGTTCGACCTCGAGTATGTTGTTTTAATATTTGATTTACCTGGTGCATATCTTCAGCTTCTTCAGCTTCAGAATTTTCAATATAGTCCGGCTCGGATATTTTGTCGAGTATTTTCTGGTTTTTAGATAGTGCTTTAACGAGGTCTGAGCGTTGGTCTCCGCCAAGCATTTCTATTAACTGGTCTCGCATGTAGCGTCCAATTGGCCATTTTTTTCCGTTGAGTCGGATCATATAGAGTCCGGTGATGTGGTCGGCGTTTGTTCCAATAGAGCCGATGCCTTTTTTGATTAGTGCCTGAGCAAGTCGGTTGAGTCCAGTCAGGCCGATGCCTTTATTTCTGGACATGATTTGGAATTCAGGAGTGCGATCATCAGGTTCACGTGATTTATCAGAGAGTTTTTTTAGAGTATAGCCAGCAATATATCTAGCAACTTTGGTTCCATCTTCCAGAGAAGGTATAGCGACACAATCGCAACGGGCGTCCGGTAGCCACGCGGTAAGGAAAGGGCTAGAAGTGGTGTGTTCTTCGTAACGTCTTTTGACTCGATTAAATTTGAGTTCGTTTTGTATTGGAATTTCAGTATTAGAAAATATAAATAGATGGTAATGCGGTCGTTGTTTTTTATCACCATATTCGCCCACAGCGTAGTAACGTATTTTATGATCAAGATTTTTTCTTAGCCTCTTTATGTAGTTTTGTAGAGTTTTTTTACTAATAGTTGTTTTAGGTGGTAATTGGGTAGGACCGACATCGTTCGTCCACTCAAGTTGGTCATCCCTATAGGTAGGATTAACAAAGTAATTGAATTCGTGTTCTCTCATTTCAAGCAGTATTCGACAAGTCCATTCTTGTCGTTTAGTTATGCGGCATGGCATACATTTTCCGCAGGGGTGATTATCGCGGACGGTATTACCGCCGACGGTTTTCCAAGTTTTGGTTAAATGTTTACAGATCATGGTATTCACTAAGTAAATCCCATTGTTGTTTTCCATACCATTTATAGAATATAGCAGATAATCGTTTTTTAAGGTATTGGTCAGATAAACGTTGATATTTTGGGTCAGAGTAGATTGTGTTTTCCTTGTTAGTGTCAGTTAACGTAATACGCAACAAGGAGCGTATTACTTAAGTGTGCTGCTGTCAAGAAAAAGGCCCCAATTAAGGGGCCTTAGGAGTGTTAAGCAGAGGGATGGGATATAACCACCGGCTCAACGATCGGTGTACCATCGTCTTCAGGAGCCGGTGGTGGAGGTGATGGAACCTTCTCCGGTAGATCTGGCGAAGGTTCAATAACCTCTTCGGCAAGATCGACAACTTCATAACCGGATAAAAGATCGGCATCATAATCATCGAATTCAAAGTCCATAGATTCTTCGATAGTATCCATTTCGGATGATTGGGCGCCAAAGCGTTCGGCAACCATTGTGCCAAGGAATCGTTGCATTTTTTCCTGAAGTGTTTCAGGGACTTGCATGCCTTCGGTAACTTCGAAGGGTACAGGGTCGTTTTTTTCCAAATTGTGATATTCGGATAAGTCCCAGTTTGTGAATTCGTCCGGAGTAGTAATAAGCACCTCCATAGCAGATTTACAGACGAATGTAGTCCCTGGTATGAGATTTTTGATAACGTCTTTTTCTACGTGATAGATTTTCACCGGAGAATCAGAAAGGATTTTATAAGTATAATCCGCTAAACAGGATATTTTTTTTGTTCCGAGAAAGATCATTAGTAGCCACCTCGTTGGGATGGGGCGCGTGAAACCATTCGACGCGCTTGGATTGAGTGATTGACCATAACCCATAGGGATTTGTTAGTTTGGTCTGCGAAGCATCGTTTAGTTGGAGCACATTCGATGAAGGATTGATTTAAGGCGATATCAGATGAGAATATTCTGCCAAGATGCCAGTCGTAAGAGGTTGAATTGCGGAATTCACCAGATACCCGAGATTCTTCTTCGCGGTATTCTTGATATCGGTCTGAATAGCCGAATACACCGTCCGGATCGGAGTGAGTAGCAAGAATTTCTTTGTTATAAACTTCCTGTTGCCCGATGTTTTCAAGTTCTCGTTGCCAATAGTCCTCTTTTACGAGTTTAGAGAATTTTTTAGGTAAGCCCTGAACATAGATAGATTTTGGTCGAACAGACATCATGGTCATAATGACACCATGTTCCTCGAAGTAACGTCTGTATTTATTGGTTCGCATTGCAGCGATACCGTGACCGACCATAGCGCCAGTATTTGTGTCAGATGTGTTTAGAACTTCAGAGAATGATAGAGATTGACGTCCGCCACCAAGGTATTCGGGGCGTTGGAGTCTTGAATCGG